GGAGCTTTATCTTTGGCTAGTGTCAGTTGCGGAAGGATCTACAGCACAAACATAAATAATTTTTCTAGCTTATTTTTTATGGGTATTGCTAAGTCAGGACAGGGTAAAGAAAACATCAAAACATTTGTAGAGAGAAACTTGAACGCTTCAAACCATAGTGCTTTGCTTGTAGGGGATGGTTATACATCTAGTGGAGCAGTCCATTCAATACTTAAATATAGACCCACTCAGATCACCATAATGGACGAATTTGGAAAAAGATTAGAGGCTATCAGCAATCAAAGCAATTCTAACAGAGAAGACGGTCTACAGACGCTTATGGAGGCTTGGGGAAGGTGTCATGGGACTCTAAGACCAGATAATTACTCAATGATGAATGTACCTGAACAATATAGAGAACAATTCATGAATAGAATTACACATAAACCCGCAATCACATTAGTAGGACTATCTGTGCCAAAGAACTTTTACAGAGCGTTAAACTCTGGCCGTATAGCAGATGGTTTCTTAAATAGGTTTATAGTTGTTGAATCAAAAGAACCAAGAAAAATGTCGGCACTCAAAGAGTCTACAACTCCACCTAAAAAAATTACTGATTGGATAGATGGGGTTAGATATCCAAAAACAAGATTGATGGCTACTGCAATAAATAATGCTGAAATGGATTTCAAGCAACAAGTTTTAAAGTTTGATGATTTATCAAAGGAGCTGTTGAATGACTTAGCAAGAGATATTGTTAAACGACAAGACATATTAGAGAAAGATAATTTAGAACCTTTGTTATCTAGAACAAGAGAGAAAGCCATGCGTTTATCTTTGTGTTGTGCGTTAGCAGATAATGTAAATGCAGAAATAATTTCTGGAGATATTACTAAATGGTGTATAGACTATGTTAATTATTACGACAGTATCTTTATAGAAGCTTGTAGAGATAAGGTGGCTAGTTCTGCAACTGAATCAAAAATAAAACAAGTTCTTAATTTTATAAGATCCAGAAACGGAGATGGTATTTCAAAAAGAGAAGTAGATAGACATGAATTATTCAGAAGCATGAAGTCACATGAAGTCAAAGAAATTATAGATAGATTAATCAATGCGGGAGAAATACAAGAAGTAGAAATAAAGGTAGGCGGAAAAGGCAGACCAGCCAAAAGATTTGTAGCAGTAGATCCAAATTATTTTGAGGAGTAAATGAAAGTAAATAAATTTTATTACAATCCATTACCTGATTATTTAGAAATTAAAAAAAGTAAAATTGACGGTATGGGTATCTTTGCAAAAGAAGATATAGAAAGAGATACCAATATTGGCATAACGCATGTGCAGATTCCAATACTTACAAATTTCCTTAGAACGCCTTTAGGGGGGTTTATTAATCATTCAGAAGAAAATAATTGCTATTTAGCAGAAATGCTGAATTGGGATCGCTATAAAGTTTTTAATCTCTTCTCAGAGGTTGATATATTAAAAGGCGAAGAAATTACGCTTAATTATCATATACACGATTTATAGAGGTTATTATGAAACCACCAAGTTTTGAAACTCATCAAGATCAGAAAAGAGAAGAGAGAGTAGCGGGATTTTTAGAAGGCTTATGGAATGTAAGTTGTTTTAAGTTGCCTGTAAGTTATGCCTTAGACTATTGGATAGAATCAAAAGAAAGATGTTATTGGTGTGAAGTCAAATGCAGAACATTTGAGGGAGATAAGTATGATACTTTCATTATCTCTGCTAAAAAATTTAGGAAAGGAGCTTCTTATGCAGAATCTACCAAAGTACCATTTATTTTAGTTTACGCCATGAAAGATAGTGTTTGGTGTCATGAATATGACCCAAAGTTTAAATATGATTTAAGAATGAATGTAAACACCTCTCCTGAATCAGATGAGGATAATGAACCATTCGTGCACATACCAAAAGAAAAAATGATTTGTTTATCTGATAAACCATTAGGTATGGATAGAAATGAAATAGGTATTTTATGAATGTATTAAGTTTATTTGATGGTATGAGTTGTGCACAACTCGCTTTACAAAGATCGGGCATCAAAGTAGATAAATACTATGCAAGTGAAGTAGATAAATATGCTATTGAAATTACTCAAAAAAACTTTCCTAACACCATTCAAGTTGGGGATGTAACAAAATTAAAAGCAAAAGATTTCAAAGATATAGATCTAATAGTGGCTGGATCTCCATGCCAAGGGTTTAGTTTTGCGGGTAAGCAACTCGCATTTGATGATCCAAGATCGGCTTTGTTTTTTGAATTTATAAGACTACTAAAAGAAATAAAGCCAAAATATTTCTTACTTGAAAATGTAAGGATGAAAAAAGAATTTATAGAAGTTATTACACAACAAGTTTCAGATTGTTATCCTGATCATCAGGGTTCGGGACTCTTTCCAGGATTAATAGAACCAATACTAATTAATAGTGCTTTACTAAGTGCACAATCAAGACAAAGACTTTATTGGACTAACATACCAAATGTCGAGCAACCTGAAGATTTAGGAATTGTGCTGAAAGATATTCTGCTTGACGATTACGAAACAGAAAAAGATAAATCTTATTGTATAGATGCAAACTATTATAAGGGAGCTAGTGTTGAGCAATATAAAAAGAAATCTAGAAGGCAGTTAGTGAGTAAAAAAATATCTGATTACAATTTATCAGAAAAGATGAATAAAAGAGTTAGAGAAAACCCAAGATCTAGAGCATTCAAACCAAATCAGAAAAAAAGTGGAGCGTTATTAGCTAATCAAGCTAAAACATCTACAGATAGTTTGTATGCTTTGAGTAAACCTAAACAAGTTGGCGTTGCTACTGACATAAAAGGGCATGATATTTTAAAAAGAGTTTATTCGGAGGAAGGTAAATCCCCAACTCTCAACAGTATGGGTGGAGGAAATAGGGAACCCAAGGTTATGGTGAAAAGACTGCCTAAAGGATCTAGTGGTAAGTCTTGGTTCTTTGAACAACAAACATATATGAAAGATACGGATAAGACTGGCCCATTAAAGTCTAGTTCAGGTAGTGGCAACATACCAAAAGTAGTAGAGGATCTTACTTGGAGAAAGTTGTTACCTATAGAATGTGAAAGATTGCAAACAGTTCCTGATAATTATACAGAGGGAGTTTCAAACACTCAGCGTTACCGCATGCTCGGCAACGGCTTTACTGTTTCGGTAATATCCCATATTTTCAATAATATTAAATAATTCTTCTACCTGCTAACCTTTCTGCAAACTCAACTCTATCGTCAAAATCTGTTGCTGCCGTCAATGGACCTGTTGCTATAGGAGTTATTTGTGGCATAGGTATGTTAGTAGTTCTTTGAGGTATGGTAATTGTATCTCTTAAATCTCGTAAAGTTTTTCTCTCACTTTCTATAGCTTCTAAAGGATTTAATTCTTCAAGTAAAGCTTGTCCTTCTTCTTCTGCTCCTTTAGTTAGATTGTCTATTTGTACCTGTAATTGATCGCTTGGCACTAACAATCTAATACCAAATTGTCTGCCAGCTCTCTCTATAGCGTCTATAGCTTTTACAATGGATCCTTTATCTGTTTTAGCTGCTATTTTTAAAAAAGTTGCGTTACCCATAACAGTTTTCATAATACCTAATCCTATGATGGTTGGTAACATAGCTAAGTTCAAAGCTCCCGCAGCTATACCCGCAGCAACTAGAGTACCTGCTGTACCTCCTCTGCCAACTTCTCCTGCCGTTAAACTTCTCATACCCTGTTCAAAAGCCCTTAGAGCATTCTTAGTTTCTGATCCAAACATAGCCTCTAACGTATCGTCTCCATAAGCATCTAAAGCAGATTTGAGATTTTCTGGTTTGAATATATCTGTAATTCTACCTGTACCTTTTCCAGGAGCATCAATAGCCTTTTCTAATATTTTACCCATACTAGCTTGTTGTATTCTTGCAAAGTCTGCGGGATCCAACGTTTCTTCTAATGCTCTAATAGCACTTGCATTTTTTGGTCTGAACGCTGCAGCAACAACTTCATCAGTAGATAAGTTTGGTAAGTCTCTTAATATTCTATTACTTTGAAATATTTCTAATTCACTT